GCCGATACACCGGGTATTTTGCCTGAAATCATTACGGGCAGTGTCTACGACAGCCTAAACCCTATTCGTCCTTTTGTTACAGCAATTGGCGCCCGCGCTATGCCACAAAGCGGCGCTACATTCCGTAGGCCAGTAATTACAGTACGGCCAGTAGTAACACAGCAACCAACCGGCCAACTTAATCAACTTGACCCGTCAACCGTTACCGTTGCAAATAACAACGTAAACAAATTGACGTTTGGTACTTTTGTTACAATGTCGGAACAAGATTTGGATTGGACAGACCCTGCAAGTATCAACATTGTGTTAAACCAATTGGCAATTGCCTACGGTCAAGCAACAAACAACTACGCCGTAGATACTTGTCATGCAGCAATTACGCAAACTAGCGCAGTTGCTGACACTTCGGACCCTGCGGATTGGATTGCAGCAATTTACGAAGGCGCACGCCAAATTAGCGCGACAAGCAACTACCTACCAACTCACATGGTGGTTACGCCGGCTACTTGGGCTTCGTTGGGTTCTTTGGTTGACAGCACAGGCCGGCCAGTATTCCCACAAATTGGCGCTATGAACGCACCGGGCGAATTGTCGGCTTCTAATTGGAACGGCAACCCGCTTGGTTTGGTACTTGTTGTAGACAAGAACGCGCCGGGCTCATTTATGGGACACGCCGCAGGACCTGCCGCAGGTTTTGAATTTTACGAACAGCAAAAGGGCGCAATTTCCGTAGACGTACCTAGCACCTTGGGCCGCACTATCGCGTACCGTGGTTACGCTGCTTCGTTTATGGCAGACGCTACTAAATTCGTTAAGTTCGTCTAACCGAAAGGCGGCTTTACCGCCATGACGCAGATATACCAAGTAGCGCATAAAACGCTATTAGACAACTACGCAATTTTAGAAACGCTTACACCTAACGAAGTTTACGTAGGCGCGTCTATTGTTGTTGCAGGCGTTGACGCAACATTTAACGGCACGGTTACAGTTTTGGCCGTACCTGAATACTTGTTTATTGGTGTAGACGAATACGGCGACCTACTCTATAACTTTGAAATAGCCGTACCGTTTCAAATTTTGTACGCCAAAACAGCGGCAGACGTTACGCGCACTACGGCAACGGGAACCGTAACGCTAGGTACTATCCCGTGCACGTGGGTTACAGCCGGGCAAATAGAAGATTGGTTAGGCATTGGAACAGCGTCGGCATTAGACACAACGTTTTTAACACAATGCGCAGCGGCTTCTAACGCTTTTTGTTTTCAACGCCGTTTGGAAAGCGGCTACATAGACGCAAAAGGCACAAGCCCTAGCGACGCGGTAACACTTGGAACTATTGCGTATGGCGGTTTCTTGTATAGGCAACGTGGCGCGGTTACGGACTTTGCCAGTTTTGACGGTATGCCCGCCGGCAATAGTGTTGGTTTGTCGCCAATGATTAAACAATTGCTAGGTATCCCACGCCCGCAGGTTGCTTAAATGCCTGTTGCTTTTACAGACCTGTTTAACGAGGCGCTAGACGACTTGGCAGCGTCGCTAACGACCATTACAGGGCTACAGGTAGTAACAGACCCCCGTAACCTTGTGCCGCCTTGTGCGTTTATTGACGCGCCTACGTTTACCGTGTTTGCTAACAACGTTGTAGAAATGACATTTCCAATACGCATAATTACCTTGGGACCGGGCAACCTAGACGCGCAACGGTCCCTACTGAACTTGGCTAGCAAAGTTATAACCAAAAGAATTGGCGTAACCGCCGGACGCCCAACTATCGCACTAATTGGCGGCAGCGAACTACCGGCCTACGACTTGACCATATCCCTACAAGCACAGGCAACCGCCTAGAATAGGTGCAACATGAAATACACAGTAATTAGCCCACGCGTAGGTACACCCGGCGACACATACGAACTAGTAGACGGCGTTAACATTGACGCGCTTTTACTTGGCGGCTTTGTAGAACTATCCACCGTTAAGGTACCAAAAGGTGCTAAAACTAAAACAGACACAAACGAGGAGTAAACCCAATGGCTACTAGCACTTATCTATCATCGCCAAATTTAACAATTAACAGCGTTTCAATGCAGGACCAATGCCACGGCTTGACCTTCACGCGCACTATTGAAGCGCTTGAAAGCACCGCGTTTGGTTCCGGTTCCCGCGTCTACACCGCAGGCCTAGAAAACTCTACGTTGTCTTGTGACCTGTACCTATCGTTTGCCGCAACCGAAACATACGCAACACTTAAAGCACTTGTTGGCACTCAAACGACTGTTTCGTGGTCCGCAAGCGCAACAAGCCCGGGCACGGCAACAAATCCAACCATGACTTTGACAGGGGCCTATTTAGAAGCCTTGCCATATGAAATGGCTTTAGGCGCTTTGGGCCAAATCACCGTGGTTTTTACCGGCGGAGTGTACAGCGTCGTAGAAGTTTAATTAAACGCCTGCAAAGGCCCGACACAAAAGGCAATAATGAAACTTACATTAAAAGTAGAAACAGCCGATACTACCTATGAGGTTGTAACAAACCTTTACGTTATTGTTATGTGGGAACGCAAATACAAACGTAAAGCGTCCGACATGGCGTCCGGCATTGGCGTAGAGGACTTAGCCTTTATGGCATACGAAGCGTCTAAATTAAACAAAATTGTTGTACCTAGTGAATTTGACACGTTTATAAAGAACTTGGCAAACATTGAAGTAGTAGACACAGAGGCAGCAAACCCCATTTAAGGGGCACTCACGGGCGCCAACTTGCCGAACTGTTGGTGGCTATTTCGTGGTGGCCCCCGTCCATACCTTTTGACATAGACGACTTGGCTACGGTTGTTGCTGTATTATCGGACAACAACAAACAACGGAAGTAACCGCTATGGCCATATCAACGACAATGGATATTTACGGCGTCAAGCAAGCGGTAGCAACCTTGAAAGAAGTAGAACCCGAATACGCTAAAGAAATGCTAAAGCAAGTAAAAAAAGCCGGCGACCCTGTTTTAGTTGCCGCACGTTCTTTAATTCCTACTAGACCACCGTTAAGCGGTATGGGGCGCGGCAACCTTATTAAGGGCCGTGAAGGGACTAAATGGTCTAGCGATATGGCTAGCGCCGGGTTTAAAATTATGACCAACCGAAGCGGTCAAAAAGAACGAAGCGTAAAGTTTAAATCCGGTGAAGTTATTGACTTTAAAGCACAGCCATACCAATTGTTAAGCCTTAGACAAAAGGACGCAGCCGGCGCTATTTGGGACCATGCCGGCGCTAAAACGCGTGGCGCGTTTGTACGCAACCTAGAAGTAGGCGGGTCATTTAATCCACGTGCTAGCGAACCCGCTGTAGATATGGCGCGTCCGGCAGTGGAAGCCGTTGTATTGGATATAGTTGCCGAAGTTATGGCTATGACAAACCGCAAATTGGAAGTTACTTATGGCAATTAACATACCGATTATTACGTCGTTTAACGGCAAGGGTTCACAAGCGGCAATAAAAGAATTTCAAAACCTTACTAAAGCGTCGGATAAAGCGGCGTTTGCTATAAACAAAATGGCAGTACCTGCCGCTATAGCGTTCGGTGCCATTGTTGCAGGCGGTTATAAAGCCGCACAAGCCGCAAGCGATTTTAACGAAACGGTTAGTAAGTCCGGAATTATTTTTGGCGAAGCGTCAACGGAAATTAAAAAGTTTGCGGACACCGCCGCCACTAGTTTAGGTTTATCTAAACAAGCCGCGTTAGACGCAGCGGCAACCATGGGTATTTTTGGTAAATCTGCCGGGCTTGCAGGTGCGGACCTATCTAACTTTTCTATTGAAATGGTCAAACTATCCGGCGACCTTGCCAGTTTTCATAACGCTAACCCCGCCGATGTAGCCCTAGCATTAGGAGCCGCATTACGTGGCGAAGCCGAACCTATACGTAAATTTGGCGTACTACTAAGCGACGCAGCCGTAAAAGCACAAGCAATGAAAATGGGCCTATACGACGGCACAGGAGCATTAACAGCGCAAGCAAAAGTATTAGCAACCCAAAAACTTATTTTGCAACAAACAAGCGACGCACAAGGCGACTTTGCGCGCACTGCAGACGGAGCGGCCAACCAACAACGCATACTAAAAGCGTCAGTAGACAACGCAAAAGTAGCAATAGGACAAGCGTTTTTACCTGTATTAGAAGCGTCGCTACCTGTGCTTGTTCAATTTTCGCAACTATTAGGCAACAATACAGACGCCTTTATAGCATTTACTACCGCTGTTGCTGCCGTATCCGGTGCAATTATTATTGCTAAAGCGGGTATGGCGTTATATAAAGCGGCTGCCATTATCACAACCGCAGTTAATTATGCCCTTGCTACATCGTTTACCGCTGTACAAGTTGCTACCGGTATTGGAATTATTGCCGTTGCTGCCGGCGTAGCGGCGTTTGCTTTGTACACAAAAAAGATGAACGCGGCACGAAAAGAAAGCGATTTATTAAACCAACAAACGTTAACTACTGCGGGAACTATTGCCGGAACTGGTGCGCTTATGGGGCCTAAAGGCTTTATAGGTCCTGAACTTACCGCGGACCAACTTAAAGAACGTATAAAAGCATTTAACGACATAGATAAAAGCACAGGCGCGGCAACTAAAGCAAACTACGACTACGCTAAATCACTTAAAGAAGGCCTACAAGAAGCACTTAAAGACGCCAACAGCGCGTTAAACGACGCTAAAAAAGCGTTAACAGATTACGCCGACACCGTAGCCCAAGGCCTTATGGACGCATTTAGTTTTAAAGACGCCAAAGCGGCAGGCAAAGACACTGGCAAAGGATTTTTATCCGGACTACGTGACCAAGTAAACGGAATTAAAGACTATTCAAACGACGTACAACACGCTTTAAACCTTGGGTTATCACAAGACAGCCTTAAAGCCGTGTTAGCAGCCGGTAGCGAAGCCGGCGCGGCCATAGCCAAAGAACTAGTTAAAGGCGGCGAAACCGCCATATTTGAAACCAACGCGTTGGTTGATAGTGCCAATATGGCAGCGCAAAAGGTAGGTATAAACGCTGCGACGGCATGGTATCAAGTAGGCGTAGACAACGCACAAAAAACGGTTAACGGGCTACAAGAAGAAATAGACAAACTAACGCCAAAAATGATGAAACAAATGGACGCGTTAGCAAACAAACTGGCGCGAACCGTTGACATAACAGTACGTGTAAACGAAGTAGTAACGCGCGTAACAAACAACGTAAGTGCCCCGGTTGCTGCACCAATTACGCAAGATATACAACGCCAATCTGTAGGCGATACTTACAATATAAACGTAGCGGGCGTAATGAGTAACGCTCAAACAGGCGAAGAAATTGTAAACAACATTCGGGCATTTAATCGCGCTGCAGGCCCCGCAAATATAAGTATTGCATAATGGCTACGTCAGTAATTGAAAGCGGCAACTACGAACTATTTATAGATACAGGCTTTCAATTAGACGCGTTTATTCTTGATGACGCAACACGGGGCGTACTAAACAGCACCCAATACGTGTTAGACGGAACTACAGAGTTTGCCCCAATGCTTGAATACTCAACAAATGTAAGCATTAAACGCGGGCGCCGTGACGTAGGCGACCAATTTAGCGCGGGCACAATGTCATTTAATTTAAACGACGACCTAGCCGGTGGCACTTTAAACCCGCTTTATTCATCTAGCCCATACGTTGACCCGGCAGGCCAATTTACTTTGGCACCGTTACGCCGGGTATCGTTTGGCAGATACAACAGCGTAGGTACGTTTATAACTTTGTTTGTAGGGCAGATAGTCAACTACGACTACAATTATCAACTAGGCGGGCAAAATACAGTAACCGTATATTGTGCCGACGACTTCTATTTGTTAGCCCAAACAGCGTTAGCCGAATTTAACGTATCTGAACAGTTATCTAGCGCCCGCTTAACGGCTGTACTTGACCTGCCCGAAGTTGCTTACCCGGCTTTAACACGTGATATAGAAACCGGAACCCAAACACTAGGTGGGGCTGCCGCGTACACGGTCGCTGAAGGAACCAACGTAAAAGCCTACATAGACCAAATACAGGCAGCCGAACAAGGCCGTATTTTTATGTCGCGTACTGGCGATATAACTAGCCAACCGCGCATTGGTAACACCCTTTCGGGTAGCGTTGCCGACTTTCACGACGACGGCACAAACATACCGTATAACTCTTTAGGCATTATTTATAACGCAGACTTAATAGTAAACAGGGCAAGTATTCAACACTTAGGCGCTACAAGCCCTGAAGTAGCCGACGACCTGACAAGTCAAGCCAAGTACCTAATACAAAACGTAAGCATTACTAACAGCCTTTTACACAACGATGCAAGCGCGCTTGCCTTGGCAAACTACCTGTTAGTTGGCGAACCCGAAGCCACGTTTAACGCTGTACAAACAGATTATTTAATGCTTACGACAGCGCAACGCGAAGCCTTGGCGTTAGTAGATATTGGCGACACCATAACGATTACTAACACTATTGCCGGCGGCGAAGTAGCCCAAGAACTAGCAGTAGAGGGCGTAGAAATATCGGTAAACGTATCCAACGGGCATAGGGTTACGTTTTATACGTCGGCTACGGTTATCGTCTACCAGTTCGTTTTGAACGACGCGATTTACGGTAAGTTAGATATACAAGACCCACAGCCAGTTTTAGCGTAAAGTAGGATATATGCCAAATGAACAGACATCAGTACCGTTATTTGCTAGCGGCGAGGTATTGACTAGTGCAAACATGAATATAAGTGCTGGTACTGGCGTACCAGTATTTGCTACAA